GACATCTTCCGTGCCGCCCACGTCGACCGAGAACCCCTCGACGATGGTGCCCCAGTTGGATGTCGAGGCGAAATGCGCGTCGAAGAGGGCGTCGTCGATGTTGGCCCCTCCCTGCCCATCGGTTGGGAAGAGTGGGGCTGCTCCAGCGACCTCGATCCAGTACGCGGCGGGAAGTGTTGTGTGAGGAATAGCCATGTGCTGCTAGCGGCCTCGCCGCGATTCGAGTTGTCGAAGGAGTGAAAGAGGAGGCCACCCGACCAGTAGTAAGAGGCCGGGTGGCCTGTAGCGTCAGGGCTTATGCCCTAGACCGAGTAACCCCACCCGGTGATGCCGTTCAGCATCACGCGGGTCAGACCCGGTGTAGCCGTAACGTCAGGTGACGCGAGGAGGCCGACGATGCGGTCGTTTGCGCCAGAAGCCGCCAAGCTGATGCCAGCCGCGACGACGGAGAGTTCGGCACCCGCAGCAATAGAGCCCGTCACCGAAACCTTGTCGAACAGGCCGAAGAAGCCGATTTCGGCCTCCTCGTCGTTGGCAATGCCGCCAACATCCAAGACCGTGCCTACGAATCCGGCGATGATGTCGGCGGCGACAATCGCCCCCACCTGACGCCACGCCGATGTGGCCGCGCCGTCTGCCTTGAAGGTGTCGTCGTCCGTGTCATCCACCTCGGCAAGGGTGCCTATCAGGTCGATAGACACCATGCTGCCTTGCGCGAGGGAGCCCCCCGTGCGGTTGAGGCAGCCGTGGCGCTCGGACGCAGGAAAAAGACCTCCGCCCGGCCCCTCAGTAGAGCGTGAGAAAAACTGAGCCATGAGAGAAAGTCTCCTAGTAAAGAGCGGTGTAGTGGTCGCCGCTGGGCTCGATGTAGCCCTGGCGCTTACGGGACGTGCAAGGCATCTGACACCACGTCGAGACGGGCATCACATAGGTGTCGGGGTCTTCGTGGGCTCGGCTGACCGAGTCCTTCTCGAAGTACATCTCGTCGTGGAAGACGGGGTGCAGGAACTCGCTGTTGATCCAGTAGAAACGCGGACCAATGCCGGTAGCACCCGTGGTTTGCATCTCGCAGGCCGCGTCGCCCTCAGAGACGACGCCGTTCCCGGCGTCGGGATACAGCGTTGCGGTTTGCAGTTCGCTGACCCACTTGACGGGAATCCCGTAGTAGGCCGGGTCGGGGAACGCCGGGTCTTGGGAACCCGTCACGTTGTGGAAGCCCTCCGCCGTGTGCTCACGCAGCAACTGCTGGTAAGCCGTGTGGCCGACCTTCGAGGTGAAGATGCAGTATTTGCCGTAGCGAGGATCCGTGAAGTAGTCGGCGTGCGACGGCGGAGCCTCGAAACGCAACTCCTTCCACATCGAGTCGAATGTCGAGATGATGTTGTCGGAGTTGGTAGTCGTGGCCGAGTAGGTGTCCACGGTCGGGGTAAAGTTGCTCATGCCCGTGTCCGTGCTGTTGATGCCCTCGACCGTTGTCCACGTCGCGCCGTTGTCGCTGCCGGGGACGAACTTGCCGTCGGGAAACCCGTTCACGAACGCCGGGATCGAGTACATCTGGACGCCGTCGTCTGACTCCATGTCGGCAGAGATCGGGAGAGCCCACATGGATTCCTCGAGGAGGTTCCACTTGTCCATCCACATCTCGCCTTCCTTGTCGTACAGAAGGTCGACGTACTGCTGGAACTGCGCGTCCGAAGTCCCGTACTTGATCTTGTCGTTGAGAAGCACTTCCTGCTTCGTCCACGCCATGTGCGTGATCAGGTAGCGGAATCGAGCCTGAATCTTCTTCAGGTTCTGCGGGTTCTTCCAGCTGTGCGTGTCGCCGGGAAGGTGCCAGCGCGTGCGCCGAGTCACGTTGAGCTTGACGCTCTCGCGAATCGACTCCCCGCCCTGGATCGTCTTCTTGTTCCCCCGGTTGCCCGACATGAGCTGCCCGAAGGAATAAGTGTTTTTCGCCGCGTCCGCGATCACATGTCGCGGACCAGACAAGTAGAGAGGCCCGGTCGCTTCTGCAAACGACGAGAAGGCCGTGAGTGCGGTGCCAGCCATGAGCTAGCCCTCCTTCTGCTGAGTGTTGTTGTGTGCGGGAGCCGTGACCTAGTTCTCCAGACCAGCCTCGCGGCGAAGCTGAAGGCTTAGAGCCCTGGCACCCTCTGCGTCGTGCGGATTCTTTTGCGTGAAGTTGAATATCTTCCGCTGGATATCCTGCGCCGAGAAGCCCGCGCCCTCGGCACCCTTGCGAGACGGAGGCGTCGGGCTCGACGCGGCCTTGCGGGCATTACCCGTGGCCGTCGCCGTCGCCTGAGCCTCCTCCGCAGCCTGGGTGAGCGCACCGGAACCGTAGATAGCCTCTACGGCTTGGTTCAGAAGAGCGGCGGGGTCAACGACCTCGCCCCTGTTCTGCGCGCTGACCGCCATATCGTTGGCAACCGCCAGAACACTCGTCCATGCCGCTTCGCTCGCGCCTAGTTGCGGGACGTGCACCTGTAGACGCTCGCGATGCTCGACAAGACCTCGCTCCACCCTCGCCTCATTCACAGACCGCGTTTCAGCAGCCTGCTCGCGAAGGGGTTCGAGCGCCTTGCTCAACCAACCCTCGAGCGCCTTGGCTCCCGCACCATCGGGTTCGAGCCCAAGCTCATCGAGCAGTCCTTCTGGGGCCTTGAGGTCCACATTCCCGGCGGGCACCGCACTCTCGGGCTCCGGGTCTGTAGCGGCCTCAACTTCCTCCAGCTTGGCTGCAAGCTCGGCTCGCTCCCTGAACGTGCGATCCACGACCGCCTCACGCTCCAAGGTCTTGCTGTACAAGCCCTGGGCGTCAGGTATCGCGTCAATCGCAGCGTCGTTTAGCCCTAACTTCAGCCGCAGGTAGGCGCGGGCCTTGTCGTCAAGGCTCGCCCCCTGGGCCTCTGTGGGCTCTTCAGCACCAGAGGGCTCAGGAGCCGCCTCTGGTGTGTTCGTCGTCTCAGCGGCCTCTGAGGGGCCTCCAGCGGCCTCCTCGGGCTCTGCCGTCACCGGGCGCGGCTCAGGAGCCGCAGCCAGCGCCTCGTCAAACGCCATACGCGCCTGCGTCAAAACGCCAGCATCCGGCGCGGCAGCGCCAGGGGCGTCGGGCATCGTCGCTGACAGGTCTTCTACAACGGGCTTCGGCATATACTGCTCCTACGGCAAGGCACCAGCGCGCACAAGAGATTACGCGGGGTGCAAAAATGTTGCGGGATGGTGGGGGTTGACATTTCAGTCTGCGAGAGCATCAAGCTCCGCGCGATCCTCAACCCCATACACCCAGACGGGCGTGCTCTCGCCAACCCAAGCACCGGACACATTGAACTCGAAGTGCTCGAGCGCCTGATCCTCGTCCAGGCCAGACTCCACAAGAACCCTAAGGCGCTTCTCCACCGAGTAGGCCACCAGATCGGGCTGACCGCAGCGACGCGCCACACCCAAAATTGCATCGTCGAACCCGTCGGCAACCAGCATCAGATCCTCCCGTCCCACGTCAGACCAGGATCATCGTCGCGCGCTACCGCCAGCGTCTCGCGGATGCGCCGCTTGTTCTCGAACACACACTCGCCGCGAGCGTTGAACGTGCCGCCAGCCTTCTTGTGCGCCGCGTAGTTCAGCGGGAGAGACTTCGACGCGAACCCTTCCGTGCGCTGGATCGGTTGCGTCCACATCGTCACGCGCTCACCAGTCACCAGCTTGCGCATGGACACACCACACGACACGCACGCCACAGGCGCGTCGTCGAACATGCCGTGGTACACCTCGTTCACATCCCCGCAGGGCTCGCACTCGTAGTCGTACAGAGGCACTACTCGATACCTTTCTGAACAGAGGCAGGCACGTCGGGAGCGTCGCCCGCCGCGCTCATCCCAGCACCAGGACGCATCCCACCAGCCCCGCTAAACCCGACACCAGGATTCCAAACGCTGTCAGGCTGTACGTTGCCAGGAAGGCGCGGCGTGCCTTGCTTGGGGTGCATATCAGGCAAGGGCTGCTGCATCTCCATCTGCATCGCACCCATCATGCGCGCTGCCTCGTAGTTGAACAGCTTGGGCAACTGCGGCATCCCCAACGCCTCTCCGCGCTCCGCGAAGTACGTCTCCCAGTCAAACTCAGGGAACGACCGCACCATAGGGAGCGCAGTCATAACGATCTGATCCACAGCCGACGCGCGAGCCTGCTCCTGCTCCTCGCTCGTCTGGCTCACAGAGTAGAAGTCCACAGACATCTCCATGTCCTCGAACTTCAGGTCGCCACCCTTCCAGACCGGCTCCTCGATGGGCTCGCCGGTCACAGGATCCAAGAACAACCCGCCAGCCTCAGGACCAAGACGCACAGCCGACCGCGAGTCCTCCACCAGATACCACGCCTCCTTGCGAAGCACGGCCTCGAGCGTCTTCACGAACTTCATCGCGAGGTGACCAGACCGCCGCGTGCTCGACTGATTGGCAATCGCAGTCGCAGTCGCGGTCACACCCCGCGCAGTACCACCGCGCTGCGCATCATGCAGACCGCTCACACGCTCCAACGTCTCCCGCAAGAACATGAAGTGACGCAAGTCCTGGTCGGTCAGACCACCAATCTCCAGCTCCTTGATCTGCGCCGCGATGTTGTCCGCGCGGTTCACAGGGAAGATGCCGTGGTCCTCAAACTCAGCCAGCGACGAGCCCAGGTCTGCTATCGAAGTCGAGTCGACCGCGAACCCCTTCTTGTAGTCCGCCATGCGCGCCGACATCGAACGCCGATGCGTGTTCAGCTCTGCCGCCTGCGCCACCACCGCAGCAATCGGGGAAAGATAGCGGTTCTCGTCAGGCACAAGGTACGCGCCGCCCACCGTGTAAGGCCCAGCCGTAGGACCGTAGAAGGGGCGCGGCTTGCGAATGTAGTCGCTCGACGCCAAACCCTGCGTGCCGCCACCGTGAGGGATCGTGTAGATCACACCGTGATACCCGTCCGACTCCAGAGGCTCGAACTCCTCGCCGTTCGCGTCGACCGCCTTCTCCAACCGCTCCTCTGGCACCCAAACCTCGTACAGCGTCACCTCTCCCCGCGTGCCGCCACCGTACCCGCGCTCCGTCGAACGACGCAACTCGTCCACGCCCGCCTCCTCGGGCAGCGCGTCGATCATCTTCGTGTTCCACCCGCCAGACTTGCCGAGCGCACGCGCATCGCGCAACAGCGTCTCCTTGTCCACGATCATCCCGTGACCACGCCAACGCTCGCCCTCATGCGTCTCGGCCATCGGGTCCGCAACGTAGTACAAAGGCGAGATGCGCTTGGAGCGCGGCCTGAACGGGGGGTCCGACCACCCCGTGTAGTCGCCAGCCGCTGGCTCCTGAACCGTCAACGCCACGCACCAGCGGAACGCCCAGTCGTAGAACAACAACTCGTTCATCGACACCATGTCCGTGTCCACGATGTTGCGGTTGATCGCGTAGCCAGAAGCGCGCACCAAGTCGCGCATCGTCCCCCCGCGAGGCGTGCTCGTCTTCACGCGAGGGTTCGATGACAACACCATCGACGCAAACAGCGACACCCACTCGAACGCATGGTTCTCCATGTCAGGCTCGTCCTGAGCCCAGTCGCCGCGATAACCAGCACCGGCATACCGACGCTTGTCATCCTCGTAGTTAGCACCGAGGAATCGCTGGTTGTACTCCGTCGCGCTCTGCACCTCGCGCCACAGGTTGTCAGGCTCTACGTTGAAACTCATAAGGTCACCATCGTCGGCTTGAGCCGCTCTATCTGAACACCAGCCTCAAGACCCTTCTTGCGAAGCTGATACCACACGTTGCCGGAAACAATGCCGTCGGTCGTCTTCCCGCCGTCGAGGTGCGCACCGTAGAACAACACCTTCGTCGCGCCACGCTTCATGCACTCCTCCGCCACCAACGCCACGAATGGCGCAGGACGCGCTATGCCCGCGATGTCGCGAACGTGTCCGTCCTCCAAAAGCGTCACGGGGATGTCCTCGTCCCCTGCGCCGAAGTACAGCGACGACATCGGCCACATCGCAGCGTGACGCTCAGGTGCCCACACCTCGACAACTCCCGATGGACACTCTTGCGGCGCAAGACCGCAGCTCATCCACACGTTCGGCTGCATGCCTCGCAAACGCTTCCAACCCTCACCCATCGCAACCACAGGTCCAGCCGCCAGGAAGTTGCGGCTCACAGGGTGAGCACACAGCGAGGTGATCACGTTCCACGTCCGAGCCTGCACCGTCATCGCACACGCCTCACGCGACCGCGACGCCGCGTTCCAAGACGCAAGCTCTTGGGGCGATGACGCCCAGCAATAATCTCGTCCCACTTCCCGTCAAACAACGTCGCGCCATACGTCCCCGACTTGTACTCCACCTTCGGCGGCTCCACGGCCAGCGTGCGGTTCCACGCCCAGTCAATCATCCCGCGCATAGCGTCGCACCCGTGGTCTGCACACGCAGGGTGCGGCTCCTCCTTCACCGGCTGGCCGTCCACCTCCACAGGGTAGATGTACCCAGGCACCTCGTCCTCCGTACACACAGGCTTGCGCACAGAAGCAAGCGAAGGGTCGGCAGGATGTTGCAGCGCATCTCGCAGCAGGTAGATGCGGTCCTGATCGAAGCCCACGCGCACCTCGTCTATCCCCGCGCGCTCCTTCGTCTTGCCGCGCTTCTTCGACCACTCGCGCCACAGCCCAGGAGCCTCACGACCACCAGCCTCACCCACGCGACCGTTCAACTTCTCCATCGAACCAGGATCCCAGTCGCACACGCCAATCAAGAACCCGTAACGCTCCCACAACCGAGCACCCCAGTCCGCCCACCAGTCGATGTTCTGCGACGTGTGGTAAACCTCCGCCACGCGGAACGCGCGACCCTCCTCGTCAAACGCCCACACCTGCATGCAACCAGGAGCGCGGAACCCGAAGTCCATCGACGCACCAAACCACTTCACCTCGATGGGCTCCTCGTCCACCTGAGGAACGTGCAGCAGCCAGCGACCGCGACCCTCGTCGAACACGCACTCGCCCGACACAAGGTGCCGCGCGCTGTCGTATGTCTCCCACACAATCCCCTCGGCACTCACCCACAAGTGACGCAGCAGACGATCACGCCGAACGCCCGTCAGGGAACTGCGCAGAGTCTCAAGGTAGCTCGCCCCCTGCTCGGTCCACTCGCCAGTCGACACGTCGTACCACGCAGGGTTGTCCTCATGCCGATAGTCAATCCGCGCCATGTGCCCACCCTTCACACGACCGAGCAGCCAATGCGTCGGGACCGTCGGGTTCACGTCCGCGATGATCTGATGGTAGGGCGTGCGGAACGCGCGAAGCCGCGTCGTGAGCTTCTCCCAAACCTCCAGCGTCGTCTCCTCCGCCTGGAAGAAGTACACGCGGTCCCACTTCGATGACAGCACGCGGTCGATGTGGTCCGCCGAACCCAAACCAATCAGCGACCCGTTCGGGAAGATGTAGTCGTCGCGGTTGCCGCGCTTCGCCGTGCCGTGGATCGCCGGGTGACCATCCCACAGCACCTCCTCCTCCCAGTCTGGAAGGATCGTCTCGCTCAGGGACTTGCGCGTCTGACGCATGAACAACTGTCGACAGCCAGGATGCTCCCGTGCCGTGTAGTTCGCCTTCACCATCAGCGAGAACGACTTGCCCGTGCCAGCACCAGAGGTCGCCAACACCTCGAGGTCACGCGCAGCAAACAGGTCAGCCGCCGCACCCTGCAGCGTCAACTCTCTGCTGATGACCTCGGGCTCATCGACCGTCTGATGCGTCATGTCCGACTGCCCTTCAGTACCCGCCGCCGCCGCGCCTCTTTCTCGCGCTCGCGCCACGGGCCGAGGAGCGCCGTCGCCTCGCCTTCGAGCGCGAGCGCGTCGAGTTCGAGGAGGAGCGCCTGGTCTTCCGGCCACTCGAACTCGAGGCGCGGGTGCCGCCACCCGCCGCCTTTGCACGGCTCCCAACCGGAGCGCCATAACCACTCTTGTGGGCCATTGTTAGTTGTCCTCTGTGTCCAGCGGGGTTTTGCCACGTCGATCCACCACGGTGATGGACTCCCGAACCTCGCGAACGTCCACCCGCTGACGGGGCATGCCCTCGTCGCGGTTCAGGAACTCCTTCACGAAGCCCAAGTCGCCCTCCATCATCTTCTCCACGAACACCCGAGCCGCCACGTCCGCGCGCATCGTGCCGTCCGACACCTCCTTCAGCAGCAGGTGCTTCACGCGGGTCATCAGGTTGACCGAGCCCTTCTTCCTGCCTCGAGGGTTGCCGCTCTGGCCTGGGATGAACGTCCCGTCTCTGTGTCGACGCACCGTCGCCTCGTCCTGCTCGCCGCCGTCAGTCGTATGCTCGATCTCGTCGCTGCTCTTCATTAGGAGAACCTCGGTAGGGTCTTGATGTCTGCCACGACCGGCACCATGCCGATGTTGGGCGTGCCTAGGGTTGTCGTGATCGTGAACTCGAACCTGTAGGTGTGCCCGCCGACCAGCGAGTTGGCGTCGTTGAGCGTCTTAGTCCACCTGAAGTCGAACGTGTAGCCCGTGCTGTCTAGCGTCCACTCCGGTCCCGTCTGGGATGATGTCTCGAGCAGCGCCCCCACGCTCGGAGCCGCGAACGCCGTGCTCGGCGTCTGGCTGCCGAGGTCGTAGATGTTTAGCGCGTAGGTGTACGCGCCGGGGTCGGTCGAATGCACCAGCAGCGTGTTGTCGAGGTCGACCACCTGCGCGAGGATGCGGAACTCGGCACCCTCCCACACGCTGCCCTGAATCTTGATCGGCTTCATGCGCTCACTCCTGATCCTGTCGCGGTCGCCGCGACTACCATGCCCTTCGCCACACCGGCCACGCCCACGTCGCCCTTCGCTGCACCGGCCACGCCGGTCATCCCGCGCGTCACGCCGGTCATCACGGCCAGCCCTTTGGCCGAGCCCGTGCCTATCAGCGTCACGACCGTCACGGGTGCCGCCTCGGTGACGCTGACCGACTCGTTCACGACCGCGAACTTGCCGACGATGCTGACCACGGCCTCGCTCGTCGTGAGCGTCTCGTTGACAGCTCGCACCAGCGGAACGCGCAGCGCGAACACCGTCTCGGTCACGGTCACCGTCTCCTCGAAGTCCGGGTCCATGTCCGAGTCGTTCTTCTCCTTCACCGTCTCTGTCACGGTGACCGTCTCGTTCACGACCTCGACGATGGGCAGGCGGTTCGCGACGATCCCCTGGTCTGGCTGGAAGGCGAAGCTCGAGGGCGTCGCGCTCCCCGACACGTCGAAGTACAGCACGATGTAGACCTCGTCGCTTGTCAGCCCGACCGTCTCGTCGCCGTAGACCGACATCGTGAGCACGCCGGTAGCGCCGAGGTTGAAGTGCTGCCGCGTCGCCTCGCCGACCGTGACCTTCGGTGCGTTGCTGGCGCTGACGCGGCAGACCCTGGTGCCCGTCCAGGTCCAGTCCGCGTTAGCCGTGGTCACGTTCAGCTGGATGGTCCAGTCGCTCTCAGGCCACGTCAGCAGCCCGGGGAAGCCAGGCTCGCCCTGGAACATCACGCCGCGCACGCCGGTCGCTGGGGCGTTCTGAGACACCGTGGTCGACCCGCCTACCGGGATGCTCGAGCGCACGACCGCCTCCTTCGCCTGCGGGGTCGTAGCGAGGACGCCGCCAGCGCACATCGTCACAGCGCCAGCGTCCGCCGCGTCGCCGCCCTGTGACCACTTAGTCATCTCAGGTCAGGCGAGCGTGTGATTGACGAAGATCTTCAGCGTCTCGTCGGTGGTCTTCGTGAATGCCGCACCGAAGACGTGGTGCATAAGCAAGGGGTTGGTTCCTGTCGGGCTCGCGACGCTGATGCCGACTTGCCTGATGGCCGAGAGTGTCGTGCCCGTGCCGTAGCTCGCGTGCCATGTCAGGACGAACTCCCCTCGCCCGCTGTTGTCCGTGTCGTCGTCGTTGATCTTGGGGTAGCCCGACGCCTTGACCTGCTCGCCCGTGATGCCGGTGAACTCAGTGATGTCGCTCAGGTCGTCGTCAATGGTTGCCGTGGGGCTGCCTGTGCCTACGACAAAGGTCGTGAAGGTGCTGGTGAGCGGGCTGCCGCCGTTGAACGACTCCTCGAACCTCTCGGCGTAGTGATACAGCCCGAGGGTAGTGACGAGGTTATTGCCCTCGAGCTTCTGCCTCACCGAGCCGTCTGCGCGGAGGATGACGGCTGTGACCTGTCCTGTAACGGTGATGTCC